TGTATTTCATACCTTGACGTGGTCCTTCACCTCTTACATCGTTTGCTTGAGTTCTTGCAGCTTCGGTAGCTTCAATTTCTTTAGAATCATCTTCTTCAGAAACTTCTTCTTCCTCTTCTTCTTCCTCCTCGTCCAATTCAATTTCGTAAATTGTTTCTTCTTCCTCAACTTCAGAATCATCATCACCGGCCATATCATCAGATACAGGAGGGAAATCAGTAGTGTCTTCTTCAGAATCTAAACCATCAAAAGGTGAACCCATTGTGTCTTCAGTTTCTAATGAATCGTCACCATCTAATTTGATAATGTATTCATCATCACCAGTATTAAATTCGATATTTTCACCGTCTTTCTTAACTACGATACCATCTTCTGGTTTCATTGCTTTGAAAACTTTTAACACTTCATCATCTGAAGCGGATGTCATATCCAATACGTCATCGTCAGATTCAACGTCATCAGCATCGAAACTTGGTAATTCTAATGAATCTCCATTGTCTTCAGCATCTCCGTCTAATCCTTCAATGTCTTTACTTGGTTCGTTATCGAGGTCTGTATCATTTTCAGTGTCGTCAGCCGCAGCTTCGTCATCTGACATATCGTCTTCCTCTTCTTCAGGTGTTGGTTGTTCGTCGATTGGAGTTTCTTCCTCTTCATCTTTCGCAACTTCTTCCTCTTCTTCCAATGATTCTTTAAGCAAATCTTTAAGTTCTTCCTTCATAGTTGAAGCAAGTATACCTTTTGCATTTTGCTTTACTGCTTCTTCAAGATTCTGTACTTGAAGTAACGCTTGTTCTAAAATAGATTTTTCAGTCATTGTGAAAATTTGTTGTTTTATTACCTTATAAATAGTGTGAAATATCGAAAAATTCTCATTTTCAATATAATCACCCCTATAAAATTTATTATTTGGATAAAAAAGTATCTAGATTACCCATTAATTTTTTCATTCTATCCTCCATTGCTGGCTTCTTAATTTCAGATTCTTGATATTGTTCTCTATCGGATGGGTCACTAAAAATGTAGGCTCCTGGTGTGGATGGTGATGATACTAAATCAAAACAAACCAACTCAAAGTCCTCCTGAACGATGTTTTGACCTTTTACGTTCTTCAATGAACCAACACCGCGTGATGATATGCCTAAAGTTGCACCGTTCATAATTAACATTGCCGCTTGATCACCTTTTGTTGAAACTATACCCATCTTTTTCCAACCTGGAGATGTGAATAATTTTATTTTACCCATAAGAATTTTACCATCCCACCAAGTTTCAAGAATTGAATGTGAGACCCTATCTAAATCGATAAGTGAAGATGAAGGGTGATTTAATTCGTTTAACGCACTACCCTTCTTAATAAGTGTTTGATATTTGTCGTTTTCTCTCTTTAATAAGACTTCAGGATATATTCTTCCATTCTTATTTGGAGTATCGTATTTTTGTAAAACGGCATAAAGAATAAGGTCTTGTGAAAAGTCCATATTCTTCATTTCCGATATGATTTGTTTGTTGTCGTCTGGAGATACGTGTCCTGCGTCGTATTCAATTAAAATTCCGTGTCCAGTTTCCTTTGGTCCTAATATCTTCATTTATAGATTTTATTACTATAAATACATCAATATCTAAGTTATTTTTTTGATTTGTAAAAATTGAATAACTTTTTATTAGAAAGACCCTCGTCAATCACGTTTAATAAGATATCTTTTATGTTATTTTTGGTTTCTTTTGATTTAACGTCGAATTGTTTATCAACGTATAAAGTCACCTCTAAATTCATAAAAGACCTTTTTTCTAATTTAATTCCTTTAGTCCTTACATCTAAATCAACAATTGATTGTTGTTTAAAGTTGGGATTTTTAAGGTTATAAATGATTTCTTTTACTTTTCTTCTTGTTTTATTAATCGTTAAATCAAAATCATCCGTCTCATTATCCGCCTGAATCCACGAATTTAATTTAAGATATATGGTTTTTAAATTTTTAAAATCCACGGTACCATAACCGATTTTTACGTTTTGGTATGTCCCTAATGGGATATACTTACCTGTCTTCATTAATTTTTCATATTATTTCATTTTATGGTGTAATTAAAAAATAAGAAAAAAAACTTACAATACCAAAAATATTTTTATATATTTGTAATATACTTATATATTATGATTATAATTGACCTATCCAAAGAAAAAAGCATAGAAAGTGCATTAAGAACTTATAAACAAAAAGTTCAAAAGACCAAACAAATTCAAAAATTGAGGGAAAGACAAGAGTTTACAAAACCTTCGGTTATTAAGAGAGAAGAAAGGTTAAAAGCTATCTATGTACAACAAATAAAAAATGGTCTTAATTAAGACCATTTTTTAATTCTGTTAATCTGTAATAATTATATCTCGAGGTTTTCATTTCTTCGACCTCATCTTTTACTTTATTTAATTTACTTGACATTTCATTATCGGCTACAGCCTCATTTAAAAGTGAATTAACTTTTTCAGTTATTGATTCTTTTAATTCAATTGTTTTAGATTCTAATTCTTCTGTCGGTATAGATAAAATATTCTTTAATTCTTCTTGTTGTGATTCTGATAATGTATTTGAATATAATACGTTAAAGTTATTTGCTAAAACTGCGTGCAGTAAATTTTCATTCTGTGAGTAAACTGTTTGTTTTGATTCAGTCACTTCTTTTTTAGTTGTTAAATGATTAACTAATTTCTTTTTTGCAATTACTTTATTTTCAATATTAGATAATGAATCTTTCACGGTTAATTGGTCTAACGATTCGTACAACTCATTTTTAGATACTTCAACATCACCTAATTTTTCATTAAGTGTTTGACAGAAATTGGATAAATTTTCCGAATTTTGACCTAACATTGAACTAATACCTTCAACATATAACTTTGCAGTCTCTTTATCTTCGATATATTTGTTTTCAATCTCTTCATAGAACAAATACATTTCTTTAAAGTCTTTGTTTTCTTTAATTGTCTTTAATATATCTTTAACTTCAGTCTTATTTTCTTTAGTATAAGATTCAGTTAATTTTGTTAACATTTTGGATTTTAATTCACCGAATTTGTTCATTTTTAGTCGTTTAATATGTCTTTTATTTTTGTTTCTATTTCATAAATATTCTTCTGTGCTCTTTCCATATCAAATAAGATATTGAAATCTTCACTTTCCTCCCCCAACATACCTAATATTTTAGATTTCTTAGATTCACTTAAAGGTTCTTCCCCTCCTCCTCCGCCAGATGGTGGCGGTGGTGGCGCTCCACCCATATCCATTCCTCCACCTTCAGCACCTTCACCCGATGCTGCGTCCATAGCCTTTTCTCTCTCTTCTTCAGGAATACCATACTTCTTATCGACCTCATCAAATACACCGGAACGTTTGATGACCATTTGTGAATTTGTTAATTCAAATCCCATCGCTCTTTCTAAACGTTGTTGTTGTAAATCAAGTAATACTTCACTATCACTCATACCCAAGATATTCTTTTTAGCCCAAGTATGTGAAACCGGTAAAATACCAACTTGTGATTGGTCAGATGTTGCATCTTTATATAGAGTAATTTTTTCTTTCCATTGTTCAATACGTAATAAATCAGATTGTGCGGATGGGTTAGTTAGTGATAACGTAAAGTTATTTAACTCATCTTCCATACCCAACAAATATAATTGGATAAGTGCAATCTTATTTAATTCTTGAATTAATGATTTTTGAATTCTATTAATTGTACGTGCAAAACGAATATCCATTAAGGCTAAACTCTTACCTTCACCTACCACCTCTTCAAATCCTAAGAACGCTTTTGGAATACGTAATGCCGCAAGTAATTTCTTTTGAATGTATTCAATATCTGCAATTTCACCTAAGTTTTGTGCACCTGGTAAAGTTTCAATTGGATTAGTTTGTGATGGGTCACGAACAGGTATGAAATAATCTTGGTCAACCGCCATCTGATTATATCTCATATCTACTTGACCATTACGTGGGTCTGATATTTGATCCCTTTTGAATTTGTTGGCAACACGTTGTACATATGGTTCGATATCTTTATCATCCATATTACCAACGAATACTTTGAATACACGTCTTTCAGGTGCTCTTGATGTTCTGTAAATTAACATAGCATCTTCAGCAAGTAAAAGTTGTTTCCAAATTCTTCTAATTTTATCTAACATAGAAGTACCGTATGGTAATTTTCTATCATCACCTAACAATCTAAAGTGAGCAATTTCCCAAGCTTGGAATTCCATATCTTTGTTTTTCCAAGTGAATCTTAATTCTCTTGATGGGACTTTTAAATCTCTATTTTGACCTCCACCTGTTTTAGTTGTTGCACCTTCTAATCTTTCGATTTCAATGTTAGGTAATTGTTGTACTCCAATAATACCTTTTTCAGGGTCAATCTTTAAATAAACAAAATCATCACCGTACTTACACATACCACGAGCCCACATTTGTAAGTTCGTATTAACATCTAATTGGTTATTAAATAAGTCTTCTAAAATTGTTTTAATTCTATCTGATTCAGAATATATTGTTAATATTTCTCCTTTCTCAGACATTGTTGTTGATTCTTCAGCATATATGTCTAATGCTGCGGAAATTTCAGGAGTAAATTCCATTGATTCAAAATCATAATAGGCCGCTAATCTATTTGGTTCATAATAAACCGATTGATTGTATAATGATTGATCAAGTTTTGTCCATTTATCGGCAATGTATTGACTCTGTTGAGCTTGCAACATTGCTTTTTCATATTCTTCTCTACTATCTGTTTTTAATAATTCATCCTTATTGAAATTGAAAGAAGGTGTGTTATCCTGTTTTACACGATTAGGATAACCAAACATTCTGGTCATTTTCTGGAATACTGTTAAATTTTGATTTGCCATTGTATATAAATACTTTTCTTTACAATATAAACTAAATAATTGATAATTGGAAGATTACCTAGGCCTACCAAATAACCACATATTCTCTCTATAAACATCTTTTGATACATTCATCGAATTATTTTGATGATAAATGTGTTGATTATCCATACCCATAGACCCAATTTGGTCAAATGCGGTACCATAAGAATAGAATGATTTATTGGGTTCGTATGTTCTTTCTGTCATTGTCCAAGACTCTAACATCGCCTTATTTGCGTTCTCATTCTTTTGTAATTGATTGAATGACATATCGGCAACATAAAGTGCCATTGACATACTCATAATGGCATCGTCGTGTGCACCTTTCATATGGTCAGGTCTACCGTTGATGTAAACAAATGTATTTAATTCATTTAATAGTCTATTTGACCTTACCTGAAAACCCTTTCTCAATTGCTCCTCGAATGCTGCAACAATTTGAGTTCTTTTATTATTAAAATTCAGACCTGGTATTTTTTCCATTGCCTTTGAATTATACTCCCATATATTTTTAGTATTAATACCATCAATATATAAATTTTTATAATTCATTTCTTGTAATTTTCTCGATGTTGCAACACCCATACCTCCCGTTATATCGATAACAATAAATGCTTCATATAATATTCCCCATTTATAACATATCGACGCCAAATCATCTGGTGGTATCTTACCCACATATTCCGCAACTTGTTCACGTTCGTCAAAATCTATAATGTTAATGGATGAAAAGTCTTCACTATCACCCCTACTAACGTCAACACCCATAATGTAACGATGACCTTGTATTGGTTCTTTCCATTGCCAAAACGTACCTTGCATATATTTTTCTTTAGGTACACGAATCATATTTTTTGCTATGTTTTCTTGAACTTCACCCGGTATAACACCATCACCTGATCCTAAGAAGTCACATTCTAATTCCTGAGCAATTTTACGTCTATCATATTTAAATTTCTTAGACATAGATTCAAACCAAGAAGAATACGGTTTATAACCTTGTTCCTCAAGTTCTTGATATTTTTCAATGTCAAAATCGGTTATAACAACTTCATCATCATTATATTGTTCCCTGTTTAACATATAATGACAGATATCTGTACATTTAACCCAACGTAAATCTTTAGTATAACGAGGGTCTTTAAACCATCTTAAATCTGTAATATGAAAATCATTTAATCCACGTACAGCTTGGTCATAAACACCGTAATAAATTGGGTCATAACCATTAGGAGTGGACACTAATATAATTTTACCTCCCGTAGATAGGGACGCCATAGATGCGGCCCAAAAATCTTCACCGGCCTCAATATATGCGGCCTCGTCAAATACAAGAATTGTTGGTGTGTAACCACGTAACGCATCGGGTGATGTTGCGACCGCCTTTACTTCACAACCATTGTTTAATCTAAATCTACTTTCAGAGTTTTTATCTGGTGAAAATCCAACATTTAACCATTCAGGCCATTGTTCCAAAAAGTGACGAACTTTATTCGCCATTTCCACCGCAGTATCTTTCTTATTGGCAATTAACAAAACTCTTTCAGGTTCATCAGGTTTTGCTGTCTGTAACTTTTTTGAAATCCAAGCTGCAGTTACCGTAGTAACACCCGCCTGTCTATATTTTCTTGTGATATTTTCGTTATAGACCTCATAGTCCTTTATTAGTTGGACTTGGTCAGGGAATAGTTCTAACGGTACATATTTTTTTTGTGTATTGTCGTATGTTGTTAGATATGTTCTTAACGCATATGGTGCATCCTTAATAATTTTAGCATACTCCATTAATTGTTCTGCTCTCGTATTCATATATATAAATACAAAAAAAGGGAGTTAAACTCCCTTTATATTAATCTTTTGATGTTGTGATACCTAATGAACCAAGGAAATCATCTAAATCATCTCCTCCACCGTCATTATCATCGTCATCATAATTATCCATTTCTCTATTGTATTCATCCTCTTCCCAATCCTCATTCCTTAAACTTTCTTCAATCTCTTGAACCATTCTTTCTACCACTTGTTTTGCTCTTGGGTCACCCTTAACTACCATATTCATTAATTTAGCAAAATCTTTTGTTGATAATTTTGAAATTCTTGAGAATAAATAATTTTGGATATGTCTATAATCCTCATCATATAATCTATCAGGATAAGTCGCTAAAAGTTTTTCCCAAATGTACGGTCCAAATCTTAAATCCCATATTTCCATAGGTAAAGTGTCGGTAACACCCATTACCATATCCGCTTGTCTTTTTTCGTCAGGTAAACCTTGTGTTGCAATTATTTCCATTGTACCCTTAATTAATTCGTGTACTAAAACTGGAAAAAATACTCCACGTGCTCTAACTGTTGGTGGTTCTGTCTCAGGATCAACTTCTTCCTTACCGGCCTTAGTTCCTCCACCGTCACCACCTAACATCATTTCGTCAGGGAAAATCCAATATAACATATCATTAACCGACATCAATATACCGTATAATCTAACAATGTTTGGTTTAAGTGCAGTTAATCTTTCAGACACTAATTCAAACATATAATGACCTTTTTTAGAAGAACCTTGAATTAATGCGTTCATTACCTTTCTTTTAGCAACTTCATCGTTGAATATTTCAACCGCACTCATAAATTCTTCTACATCGTTTCCAGCTTCTTCAGGGTCAACACCAAACTCTTGTTCAATTTCTTCTTCAGTTGGGTTTTCAGATTGATTGGCAAAACCTTCGTTACTAATTTCACCAATACCCACTAATTTTGCATCATATTGTACAACACCCTCAGGTACTGCCAATTCTTTCTTAACAAGTTCAATTGCTAAGTTTTCTAACATTTCCTTATTCTCAGATTCAAACGCTAAAACTTCTTGCATTGCACCCATCATAGACATTTGCAATTGTCTAAATGTATTACTATCAGTTACATTACCCTGTTGTCCGGTATATTGTTTTACTTTGTTAACAACATCAATAAAACGTTTTGATGCAATTACCTCTTCAAAATTAGAAGGTACACCTTCAGGTTCGTCTTGTGGTATTGAAGGATTATCTTTATAAGGAGTTTCCTTATCCGCTAATTTTCTTTCCAAGTCAGGATTCATCCTTTCGGGGTTATTACCGTAGTCTACTGGCATCTCATTCAATGTTTCTTGAATTAAAGATAACAATTTTTTCTTAGAAAACATAATTAGTTTTGGTCTTTAAACTTAAAACCTAAATTTTTAAATTTCATAAACTCAGGCATTTTATTTTTTTCACCTTGTTCACCTAACGCTTTTGGTTTTGGTGAATGTTTCGGTTCAAAAGGATTTTCTCTTTTTGGTTTGCCTGGTTTGGTTGTTGGTTTCTCTCTAACCGGCGCATCCGTATCTGGTTTAGAAGGGGATGGTTTATTTTCATTAATTTTTACTTGAATCAATTCCATAATTTCGTTTTTTGATGTAAAACTATGAAATTTTTCATTCTCAACCAATCCTTTAACCCATTCCTTTACTTTACTTTCTTTTAATTTTTTAGAGTCCATAAATTCAGGAACATTATTGTGTCCTTTAGTTACTTTTTTACCAAATTCAGGAGACTCTTCCAAATGAGATTGGTCACATTTACAATCTTTTACAGATTTACCACAATCATCACATTTTTTTGGATGTTTGTTTTCTTTTTCTCTCAATTCAACGTTAAGACCTTGATCAGTTAATTTCTTTACATCATTAGGGTTAGATGTTGTTTTTGACATAACCACACTACCTTTTTTCATTTGCTCACTTAACATTCTTTCGGCTAATGATAAAAGTTGATTGTCATTTAATCTAACTAATGTTTTCTCAGATAAACCTTCGGCAATTAACTTACCTACTATAACGTCTCTTTTCATATATTCTTGAATTTTATTTCTTCATTTAAAAGAATGTAACTTCTTTGTTTTAATTTTTTAGTAACACTTTCAATTGATTCTCCAAATTTGAACGTAAGTCTTTCATTTTCAGAATCAAAATCAAATTTCTCCCAAGCCATTGCAATTACACCATCTACAGCATCAATAACTCCGAAATAATCGGAGTTTTGAATAAGTTCTAATTGTAAATCTGTATTTTTTAAAAGTCCAACCAAATCAACATATTCAATATCCGGTGATTTAGGTTCGGAAGTTAATGAAGCGGGGATTTTAAACCATACGTCCATATCAATTTCGGTGCTGGTACTGAATATAAATTCGTACTGTTTTTGACCTTTGTAATCTTCACCGATTTCATTGACATATATCAAATGCATTATTTAAAATGTTTACTTAAAATCTCGTTTGTCATTTTATTGATTTCGTTCTTAATCTCATCTAAATCAAGTTCTTTTATTTCGTCTTCTTGATTTTCAGATTCAGAAGGAACTTCTTCATTTGTTTCTTTAATTGAATATCTACTTAAATCAATTTCATCTGTATCCATAGGTGTGTCAATGAATTCTTCTAAAGCACTAATTGAGTCATATTCATTCATATCTTCTTCAGGAGATGGTTCAGACACTGGTTCCTCAGATGGTAACTCTTCAGATGATTCTTCACCACCTAATTCACCTTCTTCTCTTTCAAATTTCTTACCAATTTCTTCAATATCTTCGTCATCCAATTTATCTAAATCAACTGCCGAGATAATCATATTTAAAATGTACTTGATATCATCACTTTCCATTTTTTCTCTTAAATCTCTTAATTCTTGACCTAGCTTACCTGCGAATTTTTGAGCTTCAGCCATATAATCCGAACGTTTAGATTCTGCACTTTCTTCACCACCCTCAGGTGTTGGTAATGAATCCATACCAGTATCGGTTGGTTCACTTCCACCCATATCAGGTGTTGGTGCCGAATCACCTGAAGCATCAGGTGCGGGTGCTGGAGGTAAATCTAATGACGGTTCCGCCATAGGTGCTTCAGCCTGAGGTTTGTTTTGTTTTAAAACATACTTTGTTGCCTCTTGTAATTCTTCTTGACCTTTTAAAAGTTCAAGTCTCTTAAATGCTTCTGCGTATGATGAGAATTTATTTTTGTTCTTCATAAACATACCACCAATGTAATCCAATGATGATTCGTTTAAGCCTCTTTTTACATAGTATCCGTCTTTTTCTTTAACGACACCATATACACCACCCGTTTTAGATTCTTTCACTAATTCGGTCTTGTTTGAGGAATTACTTTTATTGTTGTTGTTTTTAAAGTAAGTAAGTTCAAGGATTCTTTTTAATTTGTCATCCCCGTTTAATTTCTCACTACCTAGCGGTTTTAAATCTCCCATTTTATAATTTTGTTAAGATATACTTATTCTTATCCTATAAATACATAGATATATAGAAAAAAATAAGGTTCTTTATTGTGTTATGGACAATTTCTTATCTGTAATGTCCGTTTTAAGCTTTAATAACTTCCCTATATAACCATTTCTTCTTAGTAATTTGAACGTTAAGTTCTCATACGAATATTCACCACCCGAATCCAATCCACTTTGTCTAAATTTCTTAAGTTTCTTTCTAAGTTCATCAATTTTACTTGTAACATCAACTCCCTTTTCACCCAAACTTATTAACTTATCAATTTTATTACCATATTCTAAACCTTTTTCAAGAATAAGTCTATCGTCAATATTAGGTTTAGTTTTTTCAGGTTTTACTACCCATTCATTATGTAATATTGAATACACACCAGATGATATATGTTCCTCATCCACATCTTGTACGTAAATTTCAACATCATAACCTTTAATTGTTATGTTGTGTGTTTCATTCCACACGTTCTTTTTAGCATCGAAAAATTCTTTAACTATTTCATTAATACCTTTTGATGTTTTATCTCCAATCTCATCAAAATCAATTAAAATGTGTAAATCAACATCTGAAAAATCAGACCAATTATAATTTGATAACGACCCCGTCAACACAATATCGTGTACAAAAAATTCAACCCCCAACGTATCAATAAAATTATCTGAAATTTCTAATAATTTTTTTCTAATGTCGTCACGCATTTGATAATTACCCTCACTCCCGTCAAATATTTGATTAGAAAGGGTGTCCTTAGATTTAAAAGACTTAACGATTTTGTCGTCTAATTCTTTGTCCTCAATTAAATCTTCAAATAAACTCATTACAATTTCTTATAGTTATGACTTCTGGCGATGTTTTCGTTGAAGTGTTTTCCTTGAGATTCGGCCATTCTAAATTTAGTGAACTTATTCCAAGGAACTTTATTATACTCATAAATACTTCCATTGTTGAAAGTCACAGTTAAGTCCTCAGTTTCTGTATTATAAACTGCTTCTTTTAGGTTACTTGATTGAATGGTAACCGTAATTAACTTACCCTCGATTTTTTCTGATATAATTCCCATATTGTATATTGTTTATGTTATAATATACAAAATAAATAGTAAATAAAAAACCCCGATTTCTCGGGGTCTTGGTTAATTTAGGGAGATTAAACGTTCGATGGTTTTCTTCTTATCGATTGGGAGAATCAATTCTAAAACACCGTTCTCAACCTTACCTTCGATGTCTCGTTCTTTTACATCCTCAGGGATGTCATAAGATTTAACGAAACTACCCACAAAATATTGTGTTTTATCACTTTCCCTCTTATCGAATGAAATTCTTAACACACCTTCCTTCGTGGTTATTTTTATGTCCTCTTTAGTTAAGCCGGGGACACTAATTGAAACCTTATATTCGGTTTCGTTCTTTGTGATTTTAGTTTCAGGTGTTGATAGGAATCTTTCACCATCAAAACTCTTAAAAAATGGGTCGTTAAATAATGTTATCATAGTTTTTATATTTTTTAATTTACAATTTACAAATTGTAAACCAAATGTTTAAAACTGACATTTAGACATTCGTTAGACATTTTTTTAGACATTTTGTCTTTTATTTGTTTTTTAGAATGAAAAATGTTATGTTTGTATTGAACTAAACTTATGTAAAATGTCTGTAGATTTTTTTGAAGAGGGACCAACCACAAATCCTAAAAAAGTAAGAAAAGGGTCGAACACTCCGATTCTTGATAATTTTTCTCGAGACTTAATTAAAATGGCCGAGGAAGGTAAAATTGATCCCGTAGTTGGAAGGGACAAAGAGGTAAAAAGAATTGCACAGATTCTATCTCGTAAAAAGAAAAATAATGCTGTTATCGTTGGAGATGCGGGTGTTGGTAAATCGGCGTTAGTTGAGAAATTAGCCATTATGATTTATAAGGGTGAATGTCCTTCTAATCTGTTAGATAAACGAGTAATGTCACTTGATTTAACATCGTTGGTCGCGGGTACAAAATATCGAGGTCAATTTGAAGAAAGAATTAAGGCAATCCTAAACGAATTACAAGAAAATCCAAACGTAATTGTATTCATTGATGAATTACATACTATGGTGGGTGCCGGTAATGCGAGTGGTGCTATGGATGCTGCAAATATTCTTAAACCCGCATTGGCACGTGGTGAAATACAATGTATCGGAGCAACTACATTTGATGAATTTAAAAAACACATCGAAAAAGATGCTGCTTTAGTTAGACGATTCCAAAAAGTAATCTTAAAAGAACCAACTCAAGAAGAAACAATTGAAATTTTAAGAAACCTACAAGAATCTTATCAAGAATTTCATAAAGTATCATATGATGAGGGGGTTGTTGAATCTATCGTAAAACTTTCACATCGTTATATTACGGATAGACAATTTCCCGATAAGGCTATTGACGTATTAGATGAATTAGGTTCAGAAAAACGAGTATCGAGTCGTATTCCTGAATCAATTGAAAAATTGAAACGTGATGTTGATGAAATTAAAGAAAAGAAATTACAAGTAGTAAAAAATCAAAATTACGAACAAGCTGCAAAACTTCGTGATGAAGAAAAGAAAATTATTAATAAGCTTGAAGATGAGAAATTAAAGTGGGCGGACAAACAAAAGAATAATAAAACACCCGTTAGTGTAAACGATGTTTATGATATTATTTCAGATATGACTGGTGTCCCAATTACAAAATTGGATAGTAAGGAAACACAAAAGTTACTCAAATTAGAATCTATTCTATCGGCAAAAGTAATCGGTCAAGATGAGGCTATAACGTCTATATCGAAATCTATTAGAAGAAACCGTGTTGGAATAAAAGATGGTAATAAACCAATTGGTTCGTTTATTTTTATTGGTTCAACTGGTGTGGGTAAAACATTTTTAGCAAAATCGATTGCTGACATTTTATTCGGTGACCCCGAAAAAATTATTCGTGTGGATATGAGTGAGTTTATGGAGAAACACAATGTCTCTAAATTAATTGGTTCTCCTCCAGGATATGTTGGTTACGACGAAGGAGGTCAATTAACTGAAAAAGTTAAAAACAACCCATTCTCTGTGATTTTATTCGACGAAATCGAAAAGGCACACAAAGATGTTTTCAATTTGTTATTACAAATTTTAGATGAGGGTCATTTAACCGATTCGTTTGGTCGTAAGGTTAATTTCACTAACACCATTATTATTATGACATCCAATATTGGTGCTAAACGTGTATCTGAATTTGGTGGAGGTGTAGGATTTTCAACATCATCAAGCGAACAACAAAAGTATGAAGTTAAAAAGACGATGATTCAAAAATCGTTGAAGCAACAATTCAATCCTGAATTTTTAAATCGTATAGATGATGTTATTCTATTCAATTCTTTAGATACTGAAACTCTTAAGAAAATTATCACCATTGAAATGGGTAAACTTAATTCTCGTTTAAGTGATAAGAATTATAAGATTACATTTGATAAAACTGTTATCAATAGAATTTTTGAATTAAACAGTCAAGAAGAATACGGAGCTCGTCCACTTAAAAGAATTATACAGAACCTTTGTGAGGATTTTTTAAGTGAAGAAATTCTAAAAGGTAATATTGTTGAAAATCAAGCATACACAATTAAGTACAAAAATGACGAATTAACCATTACTAAAAATTCTAAGTAATGGAAGATAAGAGAAATCTTTGGGTATTTGGTGATTCATTTTCGGTTCCATTTAAAAAAATCGAAAATGAACACCCTTATATCCCATATAAAGGTTACTGTCCTAAAATATTCTCGAATATATTATCTGAAGAGTTAAGTTTAAATTTGATGGATATGTCTATGGGTGGTTGTTCTAATCAATCGATATTTCATACTTATATAAAAAATATCGATAAGATAAAACCAAATGACATTTTAGTTTTTGGTTGGACCCAACCGATTAGATTTAGAATAGCGTCAAAACGTAACGATTTTTATGATGTCATAATAGCCGTTGCTCCCCATATGAACGAGTTTATTGATATGTCAATAGACACATTAAACGACGTTACAATTAATAGATCCACCTATTCAATATTTTGGGATGAGTTGATTGATTATATAAACATTATAAAAAGAGCATCAAATGAGTCGTTAGTTTTTAATTGGACTTGGGTTGAACCTACAAAGCAATTCAACTCAAATATCTATGAAAGTAAATTTTACGATTTACTAATTCCCTTTAAAAAGTACAAAACCGTTAAAGAAGAAACTAATGGTGATGTTGATGATTTTCATTACGGTGAGGTCGGTCATAGTGAATTAGCTAATGATTTATTGGACAAAATTAAAAAAATGTTATAAATACTTTACTTTTTATTAAAAATATATATATTTATATTCTCAGAGGTTCTCTTTGTCGATTACCTTTTCGTTTTTTTTCAATAAGTAAGTGGGGTTGAACCCACCGAAAGACCTTAAAACCCCGACAACTCGTTGGGGTTTTTTATTGAATTTGGTTTTCTCATTATAATTTCGTATATTTACTTTATATGAAAAAAGTAACATTTATTTTAGCTCTTGGTGTAATGTTTACACTAGCAGCTTGTGGTTCAGAGTCAACCGCAAATCAAACAACTGACTCAACTGCAGTTCAAGCTGATACTACCGCAGTATCAACTGATTCTACAACATCAGGCGCACCAGTTGAAGCAACTGAATTGAAATCAGATGTAGAGAAACCAACTTCTAACGAAGAAGTTAAATAAGAAACAGGGTCGGTAATACCGACCCCATTTTCTTTTCATTTAAATCTAAAGTAATGGAAAATGTTTTTACGGGTGATTTAATTCTTTTAAGAGGAATACCCGGTTCGGGGAAAAGTACATTAGCAAATATAATTTTATTACAACCAAATAATAATCCACAGGAAGTTTTATCCGCGGATGATTTTTTTGTTGACAATAACGGAGATTATGTTTTTGATGGAACTAAAATAAAAGAAGCGCACAATTATTGTCAATTTAGATGTTCAGAAAGAATGAGACAAGGTATTGCCAGAATTGTTGTTGCTAACACATTTACTCAAGAATGGGAAATGGAGACTTATTTTAATATGGCCGAAAGATACAACTATAGGGTTCATAGTGTAATTGTAGAAAATAGACACGGGAATGAAAATGTTCACGGAGTTCCTGAAGATAAACTTCATCAAATGAAGGATAGGTTTCAAATCAAATTATAAGTGAGTCAATTTATTGAATCTTTTATCAAATCAGTACACCCACCACAAAAAACACCAATCAAAAATTGTGTTAACTACATTAGAAAAATATTACGAAAATGGTTTGTTACATAAACAAACCCACCCAACTCTTGATTTAACTATTTGGAATTATACACCAAAAGTTCAGTATGAAAGATTATGGGACGATATTACTATACAGTGTCGTGGATTAGTTACCAATTCAAAAGGTGAAATTGTTGCTCGACCATTCAAAAAATTCTTTAATTATGAAGAACACAAGCCGGAAGATATTCCTAACGAAAATTATGTTGTCTATGAAAAAATGGATGGATCTTTAGGTATTCTTTTTTATTATGAATATGAATTGAGTGATGAGAGGAGATATAACATATGGTTTAATAACAATTATGAGACGGGTATGGAAAGATTCTTTGACCCGAAAAACTTACCTGATTTTGATGACCCATATTACGAACCAACCCCAAAAAGAAAAGGTGAATGGATAATGGCAACTCGTGGTTCATTCACATCATCACAGGCAATAAAGGGGAAAGAGATATTAGATAAAAAATATGACATTAGTTCATTAAGAAAAGATAACACATATTTGTTTGAAATAATTTTTCCTGAAAATAGAATTGTTGTTGATTATGGTGATGAAGAAAAATTAGTTGTTCTTGGGGCTATACATACTGAAACCGGCGATGAAGTTCCTGACAGTAGTATATTTTTTATGCAAGAAGGTGGGTTTGAAATTGTCACAACGTATAAAACGTGGGGTGAGGGATATGATTTACTTAAAGAAGAAATTAGTAAAGATAAAGAAGGTTATGTAATTCGTTTTAAAAATGGTTTTCGTATGAAAATTAAAGGAGATGAATATGTTAGACTACATAAAATTTTAACTAACATCTCTAATCGTGATATATGGGAGTATTTGAAAGATAATAAACCATTTGATGAATTACTTGAACGAGTACCCGATGAATTTAACGATTGGGTTAAAGAAACGGTTCGAGATTTAAGATATACTTGTTATCATATCCGTGAAACTGCGGGTAAATTACACGATAGATTTAGGTACGGTTTATACAATGATGTGAACCCTGAACCAACTAAAAAGGAATTTGCCAACTATGTAATTAAACAACCAGAACACTTACACGCAATTATGTTTGCAATGTGGGATGGAAATAATAAAAAAGTAGATGAAATAATTTGGAAATTAATAAAACCAAAATATTCAAAACCATTTAAGAAAGATGAAAATTGAAAAAAAGAGAATATATCTTGATGACGTAAGAACACCATTACAAGATGATTGGATTGTGGTAAGAAATTATGATGATTTTGTTGGTAAAATAAAACTTCACGGTTTAGAAAATATTGAATCGATTTCTTTAGATCACGATTTAGGGGATAGTGCAATGTTTGAATATTACAATAACGTAAAGGATAATTATGAATTAAATTATTCAAACATTACTGAAAAAACCGGTTATGACTGTTGTAAATTTTTGGTTGGTCACAGTATGGAAAAAAACATACCATTACCTCAAATATATGTACACTCAGCTAACCCAATAGGGAGTGCAAATATGGTAGGTTATATTAACAATTATTTTAAAAATTGTAAATCACCTCAAGTTTGTGTGCAGGTTAATATCCCACATACTATTAGTGAGGAATTTCATTTGTCACCTGAATTAAGAGAAAAAAAATGGAAAAGAAGAGGTGATTAATTTTTTATTTCATAAAAATGATATATTTTTGCGTTAACTAACTAAATCCATATGACCAAAACTACTAACACCACCAAACAAAAGTATTTCAAAGAGTTAAAAATAGACGGGAAATACAATGATTTCAGTGACTTTTATGATGAAAACAAGGAAACTATTTATAAGTCAATTATTGAGGTTTTCAAGGAGTTTAAAGACACTAAGAAAAGGAAACTAACACTTAACATCTCAGCTAAAATCAAAGGTTTAGAATGGGATACCGAATTTAACTTCGATAGGACCGAAACAATCGTATTAAAAAGGGACGTGATGCCTTATTTTGAAGAAATTGAAGATTATGAGACTTGTGGTGAAATATTAAATTTACACAATTGCTTGACTTTGTAAAAATAATTACATAGATTTATATTGTATCAGGAGAGAGGTACATTTATTTTTGTCATATCCCCAAGGGTTTCTAACTTTTGGGGATTTTTTTATTTTAAAAATTTAATTGTACTTTATAAAGAACTTCTTGTTAATATCCTATTTTTCTTGGTATTCTAATATTTTTGTTGTACTTTTCTAATAGTTATATAAAAAAAATACAATATGTTAAATTTACTTATAGGTCTCTTCGTTTTATGTTCCTCATTTGGGATTACATTATCTAAAGTACAAACTCAATATGGAGTTCGTAAACAACGTCAACACATCAAACCATTAACTTTGGATAAAGATGTGTTACAACATAACTCTTGACCCAATCAAGAAGTTATTAAGCATTGGTGAACCTGGTTCGGTATTTAAATTTAATTTATAGTTAAAGCTAAATCCGAATCTCTTGGTTATTTTATAATCAATACTACTACCCAATAAGAAACCAACTTGTCTACCCACCATAGTACCTCCTGTGAATGTATTATACCCCAATGGTGAATACATAGTAAAAATTTGTGGCGATATCGTCAATTTCTTACTATACTGATACGGTTTAGTCCAAAATACAACGGCAGAAGTTGATAGACTCGTTGTATATGATTCTTCTCCTTTCATTAATAAAGTTATTAAACCGATATTATAACCATACGTACCTAATTTTGGGTGAGGTTTAATCCAAGTGTAACCTAATAACCCCATTAACGTTCCTTTTAAATACGCTGACGTAAATGAATAACTATTAATTGAGTTTAATTGACCCTTATCTGTTAATTTCATTACTGTCACACCTGAGGATAAAGCAAATTGGTCAAATGTGGAAAACGCCATACCATTTAGACTATATGACTTATCACCCATTAAAGAAGATTTAGACAAACCAACAGTCATAGCTAATGAATAACTTCCATCTGGTGATTGTGCGGTTGTTAAATCAGAGGCGATTAACATCGGATTCATATTTTGTTGTTTTTTCTTTTCCTCTTTTTTCTTTTCTTCCTTTTTTTCTTCCTTTTTTTCTTCCTTTTTTTCTTCTTTCTTCTCTTCCTTTTTTTCTTCCTTTTTTTCCTCAGATTTTTTTTCTTCTTTTTTTTCCTCATTCTTACTTTCCGATTTTTTTTCTTCCGACTTACTTTCCGATTTTGATTCACTCTTACTTTCTGATTTTGTTTCAGATTTAGTTTCAGTCTTTGTTTCAGTTTTACTTTCCGAAGATGAAGACGAACTTCCACTATTAGAAGATGAGCTATTAGAAGATGAAGAACTACTAGGTGGTGGAGTACTTGATGATGAACTTGGTGGTGGTGTACTCGCCGCAGCACTCGAACTTGCGGCAGACGACGCACTCGAACTTGCCGCACTTGATGCTGAACTACTTGCGGCCGAACTTGCAGCGGTAGAGGCCGCATTACTAGCGGCAGATGATGCACTTGAACTTGCAGCATTTGCGGCCGCGTTCGCCGCGGCATTTGCGGCCGCAGCAGCTGCTTGTGTAGTTGCTGCTGCTACTTGTTGAGTAACCGTTTGTTGAACAACTATATTAGTTGGACAAGCCATACTATTATATGCCGCATATGTTTGTTGTAACCAAGCTTGTAACACCCCACTTTGAACTTGTGCGGGTGTGAATGTTTTTATTTGATTATAGAACATAACAACTGCATTACCATTAACATATGTGGTTGTTGCAATTTTAATTTCACCAGAACATTTATCAACAAATGTTTGGGTCATTATCGTTTGACCTTTAGATGTGAAACTTAACAATATTATCAGGAGAGAGATAAATATTTTTTTCATTATTCTTTTTTAATCCATCAATTTTAAATTGTAATCGTTTATTGTGAAGGGACTATAAACTGAATACCTAACATTATCAGATAAATTTTCAGTCACTTCGTGTGTGTAGTTATATTTTTGATGCTCTATCAAAATACATTTTCTGTAATCCGGTATAACATCAACAATTCCGTTTTCGGAATACAACTTTAAAATCGAACCTTCTTCTATTGTTCTATTATCATTTAAAAAAAATAAAATAGTAAATAAACGATTACCGTCAGGATCATTATCCGTATGTTTCCTAATAAATGAACCTTTTGGGTAAACATTTATATTACCCATTAAACTTTCCTTATGTTCGTTCTTAACATTCTTACCAAACAAATCGAATAATATTTTTTCATATACATTCGATAAAATCGAATAGGTTCCATTATCTTTTAAACATTGTATTGGGTGAGTTAAAAAGAAATTAAAATAATCCTTATCGTCAAACCCAAATTCCCCATTTAAATTTCTCAGAAATTTAAAATCATCATATGTAATTTGATAATCAGAATCAATTCGATTATATCTTAATAAATCAATATCTTTAAATGTATTTTGTAGACTATCTGACCATTGTAAAAACCCTAAAGCACTTTTAATTTCGTTCAAGTTGATATTAAAATTATTTATCAATTCACCTAAACGTATAAATTCATTATTATCTAATAAATTTTCTAATTCGTAAACTTTATAATCGAAATCTAAAATCATTATTTATTATTTAATCCTATACCAAATTCGGTATATCCTCTTATTGGGTCTCTATCTAATTTTAATGTAAAAAATTTGAAGTCTTTAATTAAACCAATTTTAAATGTCGTAAAATTTGAATTAGATTTTGGAAACGATATTCCACCAAGGTCATCTTTACCTTGATATCTAATCACCTCATTACCAAAACCTATCATTCCGTGAATACCTAAACTTCCGTACCTTTTACCAACACCAAGATATAATGCACCTTGTTTAATGAAGTCATTTTTACTCAAAGGAAAATCTACTTCGTTAATTTTACCGTAAGGAAAATATTGATTTCGGTCAATTTCGTAAGTTGTAACATAGTTTATTATGAAATAGCTCTTACCACCACCAATTTCACCCCAATAAGACATTTGTTTGTTAGTTGTGTGACCAAGACCTACTGTGTAGTAAATTGGTTTTGAAATTGTGTCTCGTTTACCATTTTCATAAATTCTAATTTCACTTCTTTGTCTCCACCCATAGTTATCGTACCAAATATATGGGTAAGGTTGGTACCATCCGAATGCGTTATAGTGTAACCCATATGGATTTACAATTGTTGGTCTCCATCTACGAACTAATGGTTTGTCGGGAATTGATTGACCAGGTCTAATTGGTTCCGTTTGAGTTCTCCATCTACTAACATCACTTCTTTGAGGTATTGATGGTTGAATTCTCGGTGATTCGACACGTTGTTGTGGAGGATTACTTCTCCAAGATGACACTTGACCAAATAGGAATGTCGGAATTAATAGGATTGTGAATAAAATCGTTTTCATACACTTTTAGTTAAAATTGTTGTTATTATATAACCGGTTATTATAGGAACAGGGGAAAATATTAGAAAAAAAAATAATAATCTCCAAACCAACGGATCTACGTTAGTGTGATGACCCAATCCCTCACATACACCAAAAAACACTTTATTATCGTATATTCTATAAAACTTCTTCATATCTTATAAATATAAAAAAAGGGGTTATTACACCCCTTTGTTATACATTCTTTAAAATTGTTAATTATTTAGTAAAAATACCCTTTTTAATCATCCTATCAAGAATATTGGCACAAGCTATGTCTAATGCTTTTTTAGTTGCAATTGATATTGTTGATTGATTAAATTTAATCGGGTCTACGGTTGCGTCAGATAATAATGTTAATTCCCTTCTTGTTGTGGCCTCACCTAAACCTGAAGCCCCAAATAGGACACCAGTCTCGGCGTCGGTAAATCTAACCTGTAAACCAATACGAGTTACCATATTATCTTTAATACCATCTTTTAAATTAATAGTCTCATCTTCCGATATGGAGTAATCATAACATTCAATTGTAACAAAGTATTTTGCTAAATTAATCTTACCACGACCATCTAATTTATTTTCAGAAATACCCGCTTGTGAGGCTTGGAATTGTTTTACCATACGATTCTTAATCTCCGTCTTATCTTCGGTAAATTTGAATCTATTCAAGTTTTCAAGATACTCCATTGATATATTAGCAACACCTAAACCTACACGTTTTTCCTTTAATTCAGGGTACATTTCATAAATTTCATCCGATATACCACATTTAAGAATTTGAATCGGTATTTGAGGACCTTCATAGTCCATATATGCGGAAATATCTCTTTTCTTTTCAAAATCCGCTTTATACTGTTCAGTTTTGGTTGAACCTATTGTTTGTCCATTAACGGCAACAGCGCTTAATAAAAAACCACTTAATAATACTAATAATTTTTTCATACATTACATTTCTTTTAAACAAATTTTGTCTAATTCTTCTTGTCTAAGTGCTACGGTAGAAATTACATCTTCATTATCCGATAAAATGTTCACTAACCACAAACCTAAACGTTTATCACCAATTTCAATTTTTTGACCCTCAATAAATCCCATTTCCATCATTCTTAGTCTCAAACAAGGTGTACATTTCTGACAATTTAATGGTTCTGGTATGTCTATGATGTCATAAATCTTCATATCAGTTATTTTTTCGGACCTTCATACCATATATTATCTGGATTATTTTTAAAAGTTCCGTCTATTTTCCAAGATATTTGATTTGATAAATTTCTAGCTCTTTCTTCTTGACCCGTAAAATGTAGGTATATACCAAAGCTTTGAAAACTTAATGCAAAAACAAGCCAAATACCAACCAATCCAAGATAAAGTTGGAAAATTTTTTCTCCAATGTTTTTAAATGATAAAGTCATAAAATATTTTATATATAAATATATCGAAAAAAAAAGGAGGATTTAAATCCTCCTTCTTTATATTAACCTTCGATTTCTTCTTTCTTTTTATGAGAGAATTTATCCATAGTATCGGCACCCATCCCAATTCCTGTAATAATCATTACCGCATTCACCAACTCAGGTGATGGTGCGAAATCCGCGTGAGAGAACGAATTTAAAATCATTGTAATACATAGAAATAATGCTCCAATAAATGCTATCACTGGTTTTACCGAAATTGATCCCCTTTCATCTTTGAAAAGTTCAATAACCCATTCTTTAAAATTCATTTTTGTCGTTTTTATATTAGTTTATTTGGTCGTTTTAATTATCCTTCCATATGCATTTCAGCATATTCGTCTTTAATTTTACCACATTTCAAACATTCTTCAGTACCATCACCGTCTAAATCACCCCAAACGTGTTCACATTGTCTGTGTGCAAAATATTCATCAATTTTACCATCACCATCAAAATCTAAACCATCCATTACACCATCACCGTCTTCATCGATTTCAACACCTTTCTTTTCTACTTTTGGAGTTTCAATTTCTACAATTTCTTGTATCGTCGATTCTGACAGTACTAATGGTGCGGTTGACATTGGTATAATCGGAGTATTAGGACCATCGGCAGTATTACTTAATGATATACCGTCTTCCTCGTCCATTTTTTGAACTAACATCTTATCTTTATCAGTATCACTGAACCAATAATCGATAATTTTACCATAAGACCCGATAAAGGCACCCAATAACAATAATAGAAGTTCTTTCCACTCCCCCTCAATTGTTGATTTATTCAGAATAGCACCGAATATACCCATTATGATAATCATAAAACCACCTAATACGATGGCCGTGATGAACCATCTACGCTTCATCATACTACTCAATAATTCTTTGAACCCACTTGGTGGTTGTTGTTGTTCACTCATCTTTTTTTTCTATTTTAAAACTATATCTTATTAGGAACAATAATAATCCCATAAAGAATACTATTGTTCCGATTTGATAATAAATTACCATTGAGCAGGTTTTTCCTTAAACTCGTCACCTTCTTTTTTCTTTACAGGTGCCGCTGGTTTAGCAGGTTCTACCGATTTTTCTTTAATAATAACAGTCTTACCACCTGCGGCTTGTTGTTGTGCCTGTTGGTTTGAATTTGTAATATTAATCACAGGTGCCGCTTGTTGTACCGGAGTCTCCTCTTTATCTCCACCCGTTAATTGTGTTGTGAACCAACCACCTACACCTAGTGTAATGGTTGATACAAGTCCTAATAGGATGTTCTTTAATGAACCACCTGTACTTTCTGATTTTTCTTCTTCTGCCATTGTATTTTGTTTTATATATTATAATTATTGTACTTTATTAAAATCTGTAATTCCTAATTGTTTTCCGTTAGAATCAAATAAACCAATTCTATATGCTGATGATGGTAATGCGTTGGTGTAAACTTTTAAAAGATTGTCGCCAGCAACAACATTCATCGTTTCTTTAGATACTACTCTATTGGCGATATCAAATATTTTAACTGTTACCGAACCCGCCGTTTCAGTTTTAACATTCATTGCAACTTCAGATGTTACAAAAGCAGTTTGTAACTTAATACCCACTGAACTTGTCATCTTAAGTTCCTCCGATACTGACTGAGGTGTTGGTACTATATCCTCTTTATAACAACCTGTTAAAATTGTGGATATTAGTACAATTGAGAGAATTTTTTTCATTTTTGTTAATTTTTAATTTATAATTATTTTTGTCTTTTTTAATTCATTTTTATTCACATCCTCAAGTACTAAATATAAATATCCCTTAGGTAATGAATTAGTAAAAATCTTCTTTACATTTTCACCACTTTGTCCAATAAACCTTTCCCGACTTATAACTTGATTAGTGTTGATGTCAATCAAACTTAACATAAACGTACCCGCTGACGGTAAATCAAAATATATAGATTGTCCGTTTATTACCTTACTTTCACCTACATTAAATATCTTTTCAACTGGCGCAATTGGTGTTGGTATATCTACTTTTGTACACCCAACCAATAAAAAAAATGGTATTAATATTATCTTTTTCATTAGTTTACTTTTACTTTTAATTGTGTCCCATTCTTATTAACCGCATCGGTATTTGAAACTGACGTCAATCCCAATGTACCATTCAACCCTATTAGTGGTAAGAATGTTATTTTATATTCAGTTGTCTTATCCAATGTAGTTGAACCATCCGTTATCAATGAACCTAATGTTATAGATGAACCTCTATCAGTTCCAAAATTGGTAGGTGTTCCTTTTGTAGTGAATTCTACCTTTTCAAATTTTAGAGCAGTATTATCATAGTTTAAATTGAATTGAGTTCCCACTAATTCTTGTTGTAATGGGTCTACTGATATAGTTACTATCAATTTACCACCAACATTTTCACCAATTAGATATGCGTTGATTTGATTTGAGACTGATTGGGTTGATAAACTCATAGTTCTCATTGAATTAGTTGCAACACTACTTACACTTTGTTGTGCTGAATGTGATAGATTCACATCACCCACCCAAGTCACGCTTATATTGTATGTATTATTTAACGAACCTGTGTTTAAATTAAATGGATATAAACTTCTAGTTGAGTTAAACTTTGTATTCCAATTTGATTTGGTAATAGCATCATATTCTGATTTACTATATAACTTCATCAGATAAGTTAATGCTGAATATTGTGTAAGTGGTGCGACACCGGTTAGGTGTTGTAATAATTTATAGGTGTCCGCTTCGTTAAAAACACCATTACCATCCACATCTGCATTCATATATTGTAAACCCGATGTGAATTCTAATCCACTTTCGTTTCCAAATAATCCACCCATTGATAGTTCTTTAAATGCTATGTAAACATCTGACACACTCACAATACTATTATATAATGTATTTAATTCGGTTTGTGAATTTGCAATTATATCGATACCGTGTTGTTTGAATACTGATACTGGTGAAAATGAATATTCTGCTTTAAACGCGTACCACCCATCTTGCAATCTTATATTACTTTGAAATGAACTTGTTGACACTTTATTAGTTAAATCAATATTTCCTGGTACAACCCATTGTTTCCACCATCCGTTAAAATCCATAGGATTAATCGGACCTTCATATATGTCAAATAATTTTACGTATTTTATTGTGTTTAAATTAATACCCGTTCCACTGAACACCCTTTCATCAATTTGTAATCTGTGTCCGTTTCTTGATGTTTCGTATGGATTTATAAGTGACCATTCTACTTGTCCTGGTACTATTGTTGCTTTGATTCCATCACTTATTTTATTAGTATCCAAATCATTTGTAATATCCACCTTACCCAATCCACTTATTGATCTTGAAGTGTTATTTGTTACACCCCATACGTTGTTTACGAAAGTGTTTGATTTAACAGAAAATTTAGTTTCGTCTACATTACCACCAAAATCAATATTAAATCGTGCAGTTAGGACTTCTCCGTTTGAGTGAGTGACTGAATTAGTATAAAACTCCGTAAATGTTGCATCATCAGGATTAGTCCAAGTTCCAAATTCAATTACATACGGATTCACAAAATGGTTTGGTAAATCATTCCATTGGGAACCGTTCCATTTAGTTACCGCGTAATCTTCATTACCACTATTGTTTGGTTCACCTGGTGCCCAGTTATTGTATTGACCAGGAATATTTCCATTTAATTGTCCATTATTGATTTTAATTAAAGTTCCCGCTTCAGGTCCCGCATCAATTGTCCATCTTGCTTCACTCGCTTCATCGGTTAATGCAAACCAAATTGTGTTTTGAGGTACATTATTAAAAATAAACGCATCTTCATCCGCAGATGTAATTGTTACCAAATATCCTTGTTGTCCTTTAAATGTTTGTTGTGATGCTAATGTTCTAGCATTTGTATAAGTTGCTCCGGTTGATATTGGTCTATAAAAGTGTCCATTTGTTCCGTTATAAAAATATCCTGTTGGATTTACGGTTGCCGCCACCGATAATACAACATTACCTCTTACTGAACCTGTGTTTACTTTAAGAGATGATAATGCCGTATTGATATTTGCCATTGTACCTGTCACTACTAAACGAGTCTTATTACCCGATAAAATAAATCCACTCGCAGCA